ATCCGCCATGCACCTGTTGATGAAGGCGGCGCGATTCTCATCGGGTCTTCTCGTTGGCATTTACTTAACCATCCAATCTGCCGGGTCAGGAAAGTTATCGAAGGCGTCATTTGCGTTGTCGTAGTTCTGCGGTAAGTCCCTTAGAGTCTGCCTGAAGGTGTTCAATGCTGTCTGCTGGTCGCTTGTCAACTGCGCCCACCTGTCAGATAGATACCATGTGTCGGTCTTCTTCAACAAGTATTTCCTTCTTGGTAGTACCTCAGACCAAGTTGCATCGAATGTGCTTGCCACCCATGAGCCGTCAGGTTGTTGTGTCATTAGATTTCTTTTTGTCATTCAATCACCTCAAGAGTACGTTATTCCTATCCTCGGCACAAAGTCCGGCTCTCCTACGCCGGTATATTGTGTGGATGATGATAGTGTAGGGAATGAACCGTTGGTCTGACCTGACAGTTGGATAATCTGCGCGTTGCCGCCTGCTGAGTAGTTCACTGATGAAATACCCCTCCCGACCACGAAAGTACCGCCGTCTGATACGTCTATGACTCGTAGGTTGGTTCTGTTGGATTGTCCGAATGTGGCGAAGTAGAGTATGTCGCCCTTGGTCACACCTGAAACGCTGATGGTAGGTGTAAAACTTGTATTTGTAGCGGTACTTATGGTATTTGTAAAAACAGCGGCTCCGTTGGGAAGTCCATTGTCATCCGACTTGTATAGACCGATGTGCAGGTTATCGCCAGCACTTGCGCCGGTTCTTAGTTGAAGGCCGTTTATCGTCCCTGTTTTTGCCGCTATACAGGGCCATAGGAAGAGAGTGGTTGTCGAAACGTTGTCGTTCCATTGGTCGCTCGTCGTATCGTTGGCCGATTGACCTGATGCTATCAGGGGATAGACAGTTACCAGTGAGGATGCTGCTCCGAAGAGGTCAACAGCGAGTTGGGGGGTGTGACTGATTTGACTTGACCCACCAGCAGCAGCCCAAGTGACGGCTGCACCATCACCGCCTGAAGTTAGAACCTGCCCGGATGTACCGGCAGCGGTTCCACCGATTAATACCTCACCAGCAGCACCTATCGCAAGTCTTTCTGTGCCGCCCGTGGAGAATCCTATGATGTCAGTGCCGCCACTGAACATACCTGTGTTTTGGTCATTTCCGAATGTAAAACCCGGTCCTGAAGCACTTCCAGCCAACGAAGCGTGTTGGTTTGAGTAGGTAACTCCATTCACCTGTAGTTTACCATATCCTCCACCACCTGCATCTGTGTGTCCTATTGCCACAGTTCCGGCAGCGTTTACCTGCAAGATGCTTGAATCGCTTGCTTGGTCATGCACCTGTAATGCTGCACCTGTTCCTGCCTGCACTATTTTCACAAGTGCGGTATCACTGGTGTCTGATATGAGAAACTGTTCTGAACCATCTGTTGCTGTGTAAGTGTAACCTGCTGCTGCTACAGTAAGAGTATCAGTTCCAGCAGTTGTAGTCAATGTAATACCGTTACCCGCAGCAACGTTAAATGTATCTGTCGCGGCATCAGCGACGATATTATCCTGACCTGCTACTGCTACGTTCTTGAAAGCGACAGTCGCCCCACCGCTTGCCTGTGCAGCGATGGCTGCCTCGGCTGCGTCAGTTATGTGTTCTGTTCCAATGATGTTCTGTAGTTTACGATTCTTCGGCATATTATCACAATCCTGTTATGTCGTATGCCGCCCATGCGTCTGCGGCATCATTCGCGCTTAAGTAGTTGCTCGGCATATCTCTAAGGAAAGTTCGGTAGTTTTTCTGTGCGTCAGTCATAGTCCTGTCTGAGACAGCCCACCAGTCAGTCGCCTCTAATTCCATTCTGCGAGATTCACGTAGTTCTTCCCATGTGATATCCCTGTATGTAACAGTTGCCTGAAGCGGGTCGCCTGACCATGTTGTTACTTTTCTATGAATTGTATATACACCTACCATTTAATCACCTTAACTGAATTTTAGACTACAATGAACTGGGGCTATATAAGTCGGGACTAGATTGGCTTGCGTTATTGTTGTCGGCATTGTGTTATCTGAACTGCTCAACTGCAACACCGACTGAGCATTTAGGCTGCTACCTGTTGATGTGCTTGGTCCTAACCAAGTCACTTGACTGTTACTCGTCACTCTAACACTTAGGGAGTTAGTGGTGTTGCTTCTACAATATCCCCACCAGTATTGAGTGTCACGAACCAACGTTACAGTAGGTAAGCCGCTTGTGATAAAGGTAGCACCCGTGGATGTGCATGGTATGTCTATTTCACCCATCTTAGTATGTGGTGCGCCATTTTGATTAGTATAGATGGCTATCTTAGCCTTTGTGGTCCCACTTGCATCTGCGGTGGTGCATTCAACACCAAATTCAGTAATAGTGCCACTGTGCGGCCCGATAAAAGGTCTAAATACAGGTGCGTCTTGGTTGGACAATGCACCTGCGCCCGTTCCTATCTGACCCCATATAGGGAGTCGATGTAAATTGTATCTAGTATAACTGCTATTTATTATCTCATCGTCAACTATCAGTTCTGATATACCGCCACCGGAAGCGGCAACAGTGACGGAATCAGCAGAAGCATCGGTTGTAATAGTAACGTTAGTTCCACCAACAAGCGTTAAAGTATCTGTTGCTGCATCTGCGACCACGTTGTCTTGTCCGGCCACGGCTACGTTCTTGAAGGCCACTGTTGCGCCGCCGGAGGCTTGGGCTGCTATTGCCGCTTCTGCGGCATCCGTGATGTGTTCCGTGCCGATAATGTTTTGCAACTTACGATTCTTCGGCATAGGCCAAATTATTCACAGGTGTTTGATAAATGTTATCTTCTCTTAAAAAACAGGTTGACCCAATCCTCTAACGTAGCACCACCAATTAAAGACACGAAGAAGACCCATAGACAAGATGCAAACAAAACGTCAATCATCCCATAGCCTCGTATGTTCAAGAACCTTGGCCCATAGAAACAGGCCAAATCCTATCCACAGCGAACAACAGATGGAACAAAGAAGGAGGAAGATTGTATCAATCAAAGTCCTCGCCTACGAAGCCACATATCGAGCAAAGAGGCAACACACAGAAAGAACACGGCCCAGTAGAAGACACTCACTTCTTCCCCCCGCTTTTTCCGTTAGTAGTAACAAACTCGTCCATCTTCAGTTCGTGGGACTTCTGCATCTTCTCCATCTCAAGTTCGTGGTTGATGCGTGCCAACTCAAGAACTCTTACGTGGTCCTTCTCCGCATCTGTGGATGCGACATCGGATGCGAGTTGGTCGGGCAGGATGTTTATCTTGGCGGACTCCTTGCCCTTGAACAAGTCGAGGACGGAGGTTATCATGAGAAGTGCTGGACCGCCGAGAAGACCGATGACGGTGAGTTGGGAATCTGTGATTTCTCTCTCTTCCACGATGCTGAAGTATGATGCTGTTGCGGCTATCGTTACCCAAGATATAACGACGCCAAGGCCGAAAATCAGCATCAGTTTATCGTTGGGGCCTGACCTATCACTACGTGCCATGTCCACACCAGTCTTCTTGCGTCTTATTAACATTTCACCCATCAAAATTATTGTTAGGCTCAAAGCAAGTCCGTAGAATCCGAAGAATAGTACGTCACTAAAAAACGTGCCAGTGGTAGCCATATTACTCGCCATTCTCCGCGCCGGGCTGTGAGTTTTCTCTTGGTAATTCACCAACTGAAGGGTTTTCTCCACCCTTTCTCATCTCACCATCACGTCCAACTTTTGGAAGGTTTAGGATGTCCAACGACTGATTCAGTGTTAAGACGCCTGCGTTGTAACCTAGAACAACCCGCTGCATGATGTTGAGGGGTGTCTCGGAGTCCATAGCGTCGAACTTAATAGTAGGTAAGTCTTGCTTTCTGTATGGTATGTCAAGAAGGTCAAGGTGAACCATAAATAACTTCATAGCCGCGTCAGCGAGTATTCGGTGCATCCTGCTGATAGCACCAACGGCCCACAGATTCGCGTTGTAGGTCGCCGCGAAAGTGGACCCTCGCTCTTGACCTGACGCCACACGCGGAACTTGAAGCACGGCTGCGATATCTGCATTGATGGTGTCTAGGAAGTCTGTGTTGTTTGGTAGGGAGTTGCCGACATCGACGTGATGAAGTTGAACATAGTGAGGCAGTACGGGAATTTGGTCGCCACGAAGTCCCTCAAACAGCGTAATTACTTCATCCATGATATGTTTGAGCCTTTCGTTCTGCTCGGCGGGGTCTTGGATGTGGTCGATAGCCGACTTGTCTATAGTGATGAACTGCTTCGTCATTGAGTCCTCAAGGCTCACACGGTTGTTCATGCTGTTGTACTTCATGCGTATGGGCTGCTTCAGCGCAGTAAATCTCGATGCTCCCCACACACCGTAGGTTCGTCGGCCCTTGTTGTCTGTGAACCAGTTGGAACGGTAGTCTATCTTGATGTGCATTATCTCGTTTGACGGCATCTCACGCTCGTACATCGTTCCTTCGCGCACCATGTACTTATCTGGGCTGATGATTGGGTTGTCCTCGTCCGCGACGAAGTAGGAACCAAGGCCGCCCCTGTCGTCAACGATGGTTATCTGCTTCACGGGCAAGGATTGTATGTCGGTCACACCCACCCCTTGCCTGCCGACTATCTTGTTAATGTCGTTACCATACACCATCAGGTTTCTCATGGCGTTAATCATAATGTCACCAAAGTCTATGTTGTCTTCAACAAGTTGGCGTACAGCATTACGTATTGTTGCGTTTCGCCCACGCGAGTAGTTTATCTCGTAGTTGTTGGCTGTCAGGCTGACCGCTCTCACTGCCCCGTTCAGTTCGGGGTCTATCTTCAGCATTTGGTCGTACAAGTCGAACTCATTGTCAAAATTGCTGTCTGTTCTCATTCGCTCTGTGTCGCGCATTATGTCAGGGACGCCCGCAACTTGGTTGAATGGCTCAACCATCATGCCCATCCGTTCTATCATCGGGTTGGGATTCTCCTTCTTTCTTGCGCGAAAGATGTTCCATCGGCTACCTTCGGCCATACCATTACGTTGTTGCGGGTGTTTATTAATGGTTGGGGTCTTGGTTTTAATTATTTTTATTGTTTTTGTACTTTTCAAAAAGAATTAACCGTTATACTGCGCTAATTTTGTTTATTTTTTTAATTTTTTCAATAGTAGTGTAGAGAACTTATTTATCTTTGACTCTCTTTTCCAAACACATTATAGAAAGAATAGAACAAATTGAAAGAATTCGCGCAGTCACGCGTTTTATTCTTTTTGTTAAGAGCAAAATCAATTGAAATAATTACTGTTGAGCCATACATTAATAAAACCCCCAAGCATGAAAAAGTCATGGGAGAGCGATTCCACGGTGGGGAAGACCTCATCGAGAAATATGCCAAAGATAGAGTGTTTGTGAATGAGAAGCAGTTTGCTGAATTTCTTCACAAGATAGAGCCGCGACGCGGTTGGGACGCATGGCGCAAGGCTATACAGCGTTGGGTCAAGAAAGGTAATGAGTTCAAAAGAGATGCGTCGCAATACTCGGATGAGCCGGAACTGATAGCAAGCAAGTTCTATTATGACGAGTCCAACGACAGATACATCTGCATATTAGATGCGGTTGACGGTATGTATGTGGTCGAGGGTGAGAAGCATAGGGCCATGCGCAGAGCGTATTCCAAAGATGGCGGCAACATGACCGTCGATGACATGGCGCGTAATTTCGACATACCAGTCATGCTGCTCAATGAATATGTGCGCATACACAAGTGGAGACACGCGATGGACCCATTCACTGACCACGAGATAAAGATGCGGACAGTCGATGACATGGTTGACGAGATGGTTGCCATGCGAAGGCTTGATGTAATGCACAAGGCCGAGGCAAAGCGATGGAGAGACATCGAGAAGCAGGCTAACGCATACAGGTATCTGAATGAGAGCATAGGTAAAGAGTTCAAGGAGTTGATGGTGAATCATAAACCAGTAGCCGTCAAACCATTCAAGATGAAAAATGCCGACAGGGATTACGCGGTAGTCATTTCCCCGACCGACCTGCATTACGGCAAGTACGGCTGGAAGTTAGAGGTAGGCGAGGAGTACGGTTTCGATGAGGCGAGGGAGAGGCTGCTTGAGAAGACGAGTCAGTTGGTCAGCAGACTTCCCGGCAAGCCTGAGAAGATATACGTGACCGCAGGTTCCGACTGGTTTCACGTTGACAACGACCTTGGTAGCACTACCAAGGGTACGGCTCAGGACATGGCTGGCAGTCCGGCACAAATTCTGATGCAGGGTTGTCAGTTGGCACAGGAGCATATCGACAGTCTAAGGGCTGTCGCTCCCGTCGAGGTCGTGTTCATGGGAGGCAATCACGACAGGCACACCTCATTGATGCTCATGATGTATTTAGACGCGCTCTATGATAACGCAGAAGACGTTACGGTTATCATGAGTCCACACATTAGACAGTACATCACCTACGGTAACAACCTTTTGGGCTTCACGCACGGCGACGGTAAGGTACTGAAGAAGTTACATTCCCTGATGGCACACGAAGCGAGGAGAGATTGGGGTGCTACGCAGAACCATATGTGGTTCCACGGACACCTGCACCATCAACAGATGATTGAACGCGGAGGCTGCATGATTATACAGTTGCCGAGTTTGGCTGGCGAG